TCCGCGTCTCCAAGCATCTGATTGGTTCTAGGAAGATTACCTTGACCAGTAGATGAAGGAGCAAAGTCCCATTCACGTTTGTTATATGGTGGCATTTACTGTCTCCAATTTTTCATTGTATTCCAACTGTTATTAAATTGATTTATTTCCTGAGGCGATAATTCCCTAAGCCTGTTGTTAGGAGATGCTCCATTACCGTATGGTCCTACATCTGTTTCTTCTAAATATGATGATCTTGAGGGCCCTCTATTCCCAAGGGAGCTGCTATAAGGTATTCCTTGCCCAAAAGGAGATGCATAGCTCTCCTTAGGCATATCGCCCCTATACATTTGCTTTGAGTTTTGTACATCTTCCCATGTTGGCCTATTACGGGCCAAATTATCAGGAGTAGGTAGTTGATCAGCTGGAGTTGGTTCCCAAAATCCTTTTCCCCCCATACTATCCAGCGCATCAAACATATCCTCCCTTCTTCTTCCCCCCATATTCCCGCCCATATTACTCAGTTCATTTTCTAGTTGTTCATACTTATTTAAAGGCCGTTTCTTATAATCTCTAACGCGGGGATTTCCTTTAATATCATAAGCCCCTCCTTCAGAAAAATTGAAGTCCTGCTTCTGTTCTTGGTCCTTTTGTGCTGGAGTCCTATTCTGATAATAATCCCAATTAAAATTTAATTGACCTGTTTTTGAATTTTGTGAAAGGTTCTTATTTCCAAAAATTCGAAATAAATTTTCATTAGACATTTTATTATCATCTGGATCCCACCATGTACCGTCTTGTTTTTGCTTTATTGTTCCATACCCCTCAATTCTAAAAGTACCAGCCATGGTATTCTCCTTATTGTAATAAGGGGAGTTTACCCCCATTTCCTACAATTGTCTACTTCTATACATATTTATAAGATACTTTTGCCTCAATTGTCTCACTAAACGCTGTTTGCATTCCTGTATGAATATCAAACCGTTTATCCGCTATGTCAAAGTATGAGGACGCATATATTGGTAAAACAGGGCCTTTACGTCGCTGACCAAGAATAGAAACCAAATTATCAATTTTTGGCATTCTAAAGATATCTTCTTCTATTTCTCTTAGTTTCGCATCTTTTAATAGATATTGTTGTTCTAATCTTTTATCCCTTTCTTCTAATTCTTTTGCTTTATCTCGTGTTTCAACCAATAGAACTTTATTAATACCGTCTAATACCTTTACAGCTAGTTTCCCAAAATCTAATGGAGTAAATTCAGCAAAACTTTTAAAATCAAGTCCAGTTCCGTCAGTGATTTGAAAGCCTCCCTCCATTGAAAATGTGGCTTCTACGTCCCATGCCGTTATTGCTATAGCAGCAAGTAAAGTCAATATCGCAGCAAGTTGTTCATTATCTCCTGCTATTTCAACAATAATTTTTTGAACAATCATTTGAACTACAAATTTAAAAGCATAAGTTGCTAGTTTTGTTAGAACAAGAGTTATTATTTCGGATATTGTCATTGTTGCTGCTGCTGCCCATGCTGCTTTAAGGCTTGCAATCATCTCTACGCCTGCCTGCCAAGCAAAATAAATAACAACAATAATGATAATAAGCATTACAAGAGCTTCAAGAAAGCTCATACCTGCATGATGGATAACCTCATAATGAGCTATATATATAGATACATGAGCACCTGCTAAGAATAACTGGGAAATTCTTTGATTAGATAAGTCTTTAACAAAGGTATGAATAAACGGAACCATTAAATCTCCCTTGTTTCCAAGGTTAAATTTAACCATTCTAAAATGCCCACTGGCTCCATCAATAACTTTTAAAGCAGCAATTGGAGCGATTACTGTATAAGCATCTAATCCTGAAACTTTACAACAGTAATAAGTAATTGATTGTCCTACGGTTGTAGCTTCTGAAGCTGCCTCAATTAGTCGTAATGTACCTGAACCATTGTTTTCATATACTAAATCAGGAGTTAAATAGATTAAATCACTTGCAGAATCATCTGCTTCTAATAAATTAGGAGTAGGATTGTTATAAACCATGCGTTCAGTTACTTGTAGCCAATTAGTTGCTTCTGCTGTAGTAGTACCTGGATTTGCTACACCGCTACCTGCTAAAAATGCAGCTACTTCGGCTAGATTATCTGCTTTGTAGCCTACGTTATATGTGCCTTTTCCAGAAGAAACAAAATATCGATACTTTAAAAGATTATCAGGACCAAATCTAGACATGTCTGAATAATATATGCCATTTTCAACACTTCCACTATCTGCGTTAATAGCAGCTAATGAAGTATGTTCATATGTAATATAAGAGAATTGAAATGCATATTTATTATCTTCTGTTGTAGTAAGAATATTATTCTGTGGTTTATCATCTCCTGCTGGAGAATTGTTATAAGTACCTTGTGTAACGCCTTGTGAAGGGTATAAGTTTTCAAACATAGTATATAAATATGACATTCCTTGTTGAGAGGTATCCCACATACGCACACCAAAATTAACATAGACATTATCTATATCTCCTGGTTCTGCGCCTGGATCATTCATAACTGCATCAATCATTTCTTCCGCATTTAAATTAAGTATTAGGAGTAAATCCTCAATTTGAGCAGCTTTGGTTGCACCAAAAGTAGTGTAATTAGCATTACTTATCCTTAATGGAACAGCAGGAAGGGTTTCAATAGTGGATCCGGACTGATCAATAGGTTCTTCTACAGTATCTAAATCAGTATATGTTCCAGTACCTACTCTATATATAAATAGGTATTGTCTCGAAGGAGCGCTATCTCTGTAATAAGTAGAAACGTAATGTAATTGTGTTGGTTTACTGGGTACTGTATATGGAAGAGTTAGGACTAAACCTGCGGCATCATACACTTGAACTGTGTAGGTATCTGCGCCTGAATTATAAACAATTGTACTAAGATTAACTTGTAACGGTTGGGAACCTATATTAGAAGCAATAGCTTTTACAGTATCTGAAGAAGCTATGTCACTAGTTATAGCAATATCAAAGTGATTAGTAGATGGGGTTACCGTAACCGTATCTGCATCAATAGCTACTGCATTAATAGTTCCTGCATCTGCAGTAGCTATTTCACCAATTATATCAATATCAAAATTATTAGTAGACGGGGTTATTGTAACGGTATCTTCGCTGGTTGTAGAATAATTTACCCCTATGGTATTAGTTCCTACGTTGTATTCTTTATTTTCTTGTAACCAGTACTTAATCCAATCAGGATTAGATAACGCTCTTAAAAATGAACCTTCCGGAGTACATGGGACACCATTAAGCGTATTTAATGCAGTTGTTAATTCACCATAATCTATAACTAAAATATAAGATTCTACCGTAGGGAAACTCTCAAAGTAGTTTCCATTTTCAATGAATCCCATGAATGCTTTGATGTCTCCTTTAAGACTACGGAATACAACATTATAGATAAGATTACTGGCAATGTCTTTATTTTCGAGAATACTTTGGATAACTGATTGTAGGAGGGGATTTTTATTATCTACGTCATCAAACAGAGGAACGTTTTGAACTTCATAATACTCAATAATTTGGGTACTCCCACCATCCCAACCAAGAAGTATCATGATAAGGTGTATTATCATTTCAACTACTTGTACAACAGCTTCAACTATATATACAATAACACTAACAATAGCTGAGACAACACTACCAATAAAACTCATTAATTACCGTCCTAGCCAGTAGGTTCGGCGTTGGTTATCTGGGTATTAATATTACCTGTACCAGTTTCGTTAATAGCAGTTATACCTGTAGCTGCTACACCTGCTGTAGAGATATTAATGCTCCAGGCATCCAGAATAGTTTTAAGATATTTTTGATCTGCATTCCACTTAAAACCTTTAGCCTGTTCAACAGATAAAGAAGCAGTTGCGCCCATAATACTAGTTACCGTAGGAGCTACTTTAGTTGACCGATCAGTTTGTGCAAATTCAGTAACTTCTTTTTGAAGCAATAAAGACTCTTCAGCGTTACCTTTTTGTACCCCTATTGTGTATGCTACAGCTTGTTGTACAGTAGCTTGTATAGCAGTTAGATATACCGTTGCGTAATCACTACCGGTAATCCGACCTAAATTAAACTGAGCAGCCATATGAGCATTAACCGTTGTCATCATGTCATCAAATATACCGGTACCTGTTACTATGTTATCAGCACTTGTAACAACATTCTGGGTTAAATTAACAATACTAATAGCCATTAGTTGGTCGCTCCTACACTAAAACCTGCAACTTTATTAGCTGCAGCAACTTGTTTTAATTCCTCTGGAGTGAGGGGGTCTAAAATTCGTACATTAAATTTCTTAGTTAAAAATGGTTCCAAAACTTTTTCACCATTAACTCTAGTGACAGTTCTAAATTTTTGCATCTGACCATTTTCAATCTGATTAAGAATAATTTGTGGAACATGCCATCCTTCTTCATTATTAAAAGGAACAAACTTTTTAACCATTCTTCCATTATTAAGTCCTGAAGCGCCTACAGTAAAGATAAGTCCTGGGTAATTAACCATGGTAGGATCATTAGGAGTAACTACTACACGAGTAAGCTTCATAGCTAATTTTTCTGGAGTTTGCATAGCTGCTAAATGTTTTGCTTTTGCAGCTTTAGCTGCTTCACTAGGATCAGTAAGATCAGATTTTTTAGGATCTTCTTTATACTCTTTAGTTCTAACCTCAGCTAGAGTAGAAGCAAGCTTCTTTGTTCCAGTTTTATGATGTAGAGTAACTCCATTATCTGCTAATTCTTTTCGAAGTTCATCATTTGTCATTCCATTAATGGGAGTTGCGAGTACTGTATCTTCCATTCTTATCTCCTAATTTTATTTAAAAGTGTCCCCCGAGCCCTAAAGGGCTCGGAGGGACGGTTAAACAATGTTAATTACACTGCTACTAGAGCAGTCCAGATAATACCAAGACGTTCTGGACGAAGTGCCATAAAACCGTAATACCATTTGATGGAGTAGAACCCTACCTCACCATATGGATCATCCAAAGAAGCAATTTCTTTACCAGGCTTCTTATGATTAACGGAAAATTTAACACTCTTTCCATCAGTCTGAAAACCGATAGTAGTAAATGCGCCATCTCCAACAACTAGCATTGGATAAATATCGACACCATCTTTACCAGTACCGTCATCATCTGCCTTAGATCCGCCTAAACGGTCATACTGCATTTCCGGAACTACAACGATACGAAATTGATCAACAGAACCAATTTCACCGTGCATAATAGTACCAGCGTCAGCATACTTTTCTACACCAACAAAGCCGGAACCTACAGCGGAACTAGGATCAATTCCTTTCATTTTGCGTACTACAGTAATTAAATCAGTTCCGATAAACATAACCCGACCACCATTAATGGTTTTAGTATCAATCATACGAGAACCACTAATAATCTTCGTTGTCTTAGGAGTTTTATTATCATCCAAAGCAATAGAAAGTTTCATCAAAGTTTCGTAATCGACAACTTCATCAACTTCTAAAGGACCACCAACTTGAACTCCTGTAGTACCAGACATATAGAAAGCAGTACCGTTAGCAGTTGCATTAGTAATCAAATCATTCTGAAGCTCAGCTTCAGTCAATTCATTAGCACCAACAAGAGCTTCCTCAACAATGTGGGACAACAAATCTGCATCAGAATCGAAGTCCATTGATTCTTGAGTATACTCAGTAAAAAAACCACGTTTAAGAAGTTCACCTTCAACTTGAGTACGTGTGAAACCTACTCGGTTAACACGACCACCGTTCTCACGGAGAGTTGGGATTTTCTTCTTAATAGCGCCAATATCTTTATATGAACCATAAAAATTTTGGTCATTTCGTGCAACATCGCCATTAGCACCTGCTCCTACTATAGCAGCAGCTTCATTTGCATAAGTAGCTAATACTACAACACCAGAACTATTCCAGCCAGTCCAGGTATCGGGTGTAGCTTGGAGGTACAATCCATCTTCGTCTAGTCCCTGCGTACCTGTGTTTGCTACATCAATCAAAGGAACGTAAACATCCTGCTTAATCTTCTTACCCATATGCTTAGGCATCGCACGTACATCAGCCAAAGGCATGAAATACTGATGATCCCGAACAGCAATAAGGGCTTTTTTGAAATAATAATCCATTACAGCTTGCTTACCTATACTGGAAGCTGTTCCAGCAGGTGTCGCATTCTGACTAGGAGTATTATATAAAGTTTCGCCAGCCATTTTTCGCTAGGCTCCTATTTATATAGTGATTAATTACCGGATAGCGTACTTCTTCATAAAGGCCTCATCTGACAGACCTAAAAAGTTTTCATCAGTTGAAGCTTTTTTTGTAGTAGTCTGCTTAACCGGTGCTACTGCTTTTCGTTGTTTATTACGATCAGCATTAGCTTTTTCGTCAGTTTTACTTGATACTTTGGATGTTCCTTTAGGATTATTCTCATTATAAAGAAAACCAGTTTTATGCATGTGCTCAGCAATTTGTCTATACGCATCTACATCAGGAACACCAGTTAATTTACCTAATGTTTTTTCCTGCTGTAGTACTGTATTAACTTTATCAAATACACCATTGCCCATATGAGTATTAATAATACCAATAATTTCAGGATAATCTGAAATAGTGATTTTACTCTGAGCATCCCACTCTCTAGTTAAAACATTAATCGTCTTATTAAAAGTTTCTGTGTCTTTGATTTCATCAAGCACAGCATCTAAATTGTATTCTTTATCGCTAACTGTATAATTAGTTGGCTGATAATCCGTAGGAACATCCTTGTCAATATCTAAAGGGTCTATATCACTTTCTTCTATAAGCTTGGCGATAGCTTTAGGATCTTTTTTGGATAAATCAATTAGATTATGTAATTTTGCTTCATCAAGAAGCTCATTTTTATCTAACATCTTAATTAACTTCAGATTAGGCTTTAACTGTGCCATCTTCTTCTGATAATTAGCACCCATCTGCATTAGACGGATTATATCCTGAGGATCCTTAACCTGCATATCAACGCCATTGGCCTTGAAAGGTTCAGATACCTTCTTATAAGCACTTTCGTAATCAAACTCTGTAGTTTCCGGAGTATCCCCCTTTGTGTCAGTTGAGTCTTTTTTACTAGTATCAAGAGATTCTGTTGTATCACTATTAGTAAAAGGTTCAGGCTCCGTCTGGGTATCCCCTTCAGGTTGGCTTACTTCTTCTTCAACAGTTTTATCTTCAGTTTGCTCTTGTGCTTCACTTACCTCCTCTTCGGAGGTAGCAACCTTATCCTCATCAGTTTGATTTGATGATTCAATTTCTTGATCAGCTGGCTTGTCTTCTGTATCTACTTCAGCTAAAAGCTCAGCAGGGTCTTTTTCTAAAAATTCTTTATCAGATAAGCCTAAGGAAGTCTGAGTCATGCAGCTACCTCCTCAGCTAAAATTTCTTCACGAGTTTCTTCATGTTCTCCTATAGCTTGATCCATTTCAGCACCACGCCGCATAACTGATTCAATATAGTTAGCTAGAGCACCAATACCAAATATCATATTATCAATTAACTTCATTTGTTCAGGATTAAGAGCAGCACTTTTAGCCATAACTAATCTAGCTGCCTCTTCTTTAAAATACCCATCATCAATAATATCTTTCCATGTTTTGCTAGCCGTTAACTTAACACAGTTATCTCGCATTTTTCGTAATTTGTTCGCCATCTCGATCTGAATTTCGACCTGCTCCAAGTCTGTCATATAGCTCCTTATTGTTTAGTTAATGCGTCAAATCCAACTTTATCAAGAGTAGATAATCTATCATGTTCTTTTCCCTCTAGATTAGCTCGTCTATCGTACTCTTTATTTTCCATGTTTTGAGCATGTTTTCTATTAGTTGTATCTATGTCTCGTGCATTAGTTACTCCAGATCCTTTTTCAACAAAATCAAGATCAGATAAATCAGAACCACTATGCATAGCTCGTGCTTTAGCTTGTTCTGTTTCAGTCTTAGCAGTTTTAAGCTGAACATCCACTGCATTTTCTTGAGCTTTAGCCGTTTCATTTTGAACCTGAGCTTGTAACAGTGCAACTTCAAGCTGGGCTTTCTGTTGTGCCATAGGATCCGGTTGAGGCTGGTATTCTTGAATACGTTTAGCTAAATCAGGCATTTTACGTAATTTAGCGATATCAGCCAAAATCATCTGACTCATTTCTGGAGGCATGGTATTACCCATAGTTTGTAGCATAAATGCTAATTCACTGCCTTTCTGTTCATCAGCTTCAGCCGTAGAAATATTAAGTTTAATATCGTACATTCCTCCTAAATCATTACGATTAATAGCTACAAACTCTTCATTAGTAATACGAATAATTTCCTCATCTTCTAAAAACTCTGCATTCATAGAGATAATTTTACGACCAATTCTGTTTAAGCCATTTGAAAGTCTACGTAAAATGCCTAATTCTCGCTTAGATGTAGCATCAAGCGCTGATCTAATACCAGTAGCCGTAACTCCTAATGCTTGTCCTGAAATACCTTGAGTAAATGCTTTAACACCTGTTAAGGCTTCAGCATCGTTATTCTGCATATTTAATACTTCAAGAGCAGAGCGTGGAATCTCAGGGTATACTTCCATATGAAATGCTTGTTTCGGATCCACATTAGCATTAAACTTATAGTCCTCACCACGCTCAAATTTACGAGCATTGGTTACATCAAGAGCATCTTTTCGAATACCTTGCTGTCCACTCGCGCTACGACCAATAATATCAATAATACCGCGAGTAACAGCACCCACAATTTTTTGATTGTCTTCGATAAGAGCTGCATCTGGTTCTCCATAAATATTTTTACGACGCGGTAAATATTGAACTAATACAAAAGGAATTTTCTTATCTGGATAAGGATTTTTTTCCATTCTAATAAAAGTACTGCCTACCCAAGTAGCTACAAAAGGCTCAACCTCTCCAGTATCATCGATATCCCAGTATCCCCAGTATTCACGAGCAATAACTTTCTTGCGAGCTTTATCTTGAAATGTAAAAGAACTATCATCTGTATTAACTGCATGATCAGGTTCAGCTAATACTGAAGCACTTTCAAAGTTAATATCGTCGAGATTTTCATATCGCCCATCTTTTTTAAGTTCTGATAGAGAAGTCTCAAAACTAAAAATAGCAAAATTAGCCTTTTCTATATCGCCTTCACAAGTAGGATCTAACACTAAATTGTTATAATCACATACTGTTAATACTGGTTGATTTTTAATAGTAATAGTCTTTGTTGTTGCTTTTTCACCAGTTTTAACTTCCTGCATTGCAGGCTGTCCTGTATTAGGATCTACTGCTGGTTGACCAGTATTGGGGTCCATTACTAGTTGCTGTTCCATTATATCTTTATAAACTTTACGTTTATCTTCTTCAAACTCCCAACCAACACGTACAATTACAGTCCCTTCATCTACAGCTGTACGGATATAATTATCAATAAAAGCTACTTTATCCATACGACAATTAAGTTGATAATTTAATAACAAACCATTCTGTACTGCGGCTTCTTTATCTTCAAAGGTTTGCGGAGAAGTATTAAATAGATCATCTGTAGATAGGAAGGGTTCTGATAAAGCAGCATAACGCCATTCAGCTTGTTTACGCGCTAATCTAGGTACTAGCTTAGAACGACCACGCTTTGTATTAATAGTTTGGTCACCATCAAGTACTCTTATCCAAGCATCAACTTCATCAACATGAACTTGATGAGCTACTTGAGCAGAATCAAGGTCCTGTTTAAGATCAGCAAGACTAGGTGGGTTTTCCCAATCTACTAAAGTAGAAGCATCAGTTTCTGTAACGTCCTTATCAATATCTAGGTCACTCATCTAGTTTCCCGGCTCTTTCTAAATGTTTATCATAGTTACTATATTGCTGTTTAAGATAATTATCAACCTTATATATTTTAAAGCCATTTATTGTATCATGATAATCTAAATAGTTCTCAAACATAGAACTTGTTACTCCTAAAGGTATAGAACAGTATATATCATCTGCTTGTACTATTTCAGATACAAAGTATTTCCATACCTTAGCAAAGTTCATCTTAGCTGCTAGATTAGGAGCAATAAATACTCCTGCTATCATATAACCATTTAAAGGACGGTTAAATCTATAAAATAAAGCGGATTCCCCTTCTTGGATCATACTAGTATGTGTAAATATCATAAAATCTCCACTACAACAGATGAGAATACATTGCCCATACCAGCTCCTAAACTAAGAAATCTACCAGATTCTTCTTGTATAGCTAATGCTGTTTCTACCGCTGTAGATGCCCCCATGGTATGACCAATACGTAATTTATAATTCACTGTTCTAATGTCTCCAAACTTTTCTTTAATAAGAATGTCTTCTATTTTGTTATCTTCAGAAAATGTGCTGTGAGTTTTAACAAAATCAATACCTTTAGTATACACCCTATCCATTACTTTTTGATACCCGGTTCCAGAAGCAGATATACCTAATGGTGTATGGTGTGATTCAGCTGCTATATACATGTCTTCAATTTTAGCTAAAGGCTTATGTTCATTGCTCCAGGCAGAGTATCCGGTCTCAAATACGGATATATTACAAGCTTGACCACATCTAAATTTAATAATATCTGGGTTATCTTCTTCATCAACTAGTTTAGATAATCCAAATTCCCCAAATATTGATAAGTAGTCTTCTGAGGTACCATCATCTACAGTAATAACCACTACTGTATCTAATAGCCCTGCTTTCATCATGTTACGGGTTATATACCAAGCAGAATGCCCACTAATACAACTAGTAGCATCTGTAGAGATGTATTCAAATTCTCCAATCTTATTAGCTATATAACCTGCATATATTTGATTCTCTGCCATTACAGGAAGCCTGTAAGTAGGGTACTTATCCGACCATTTAACAGTAGTTAAATGCCCAGTCCATCTTGTACCGCCTGCAGCTAATATTAGTCCTACTTTACAGAATTCTGATTTAGTTAATTCACGTAAAAAATCAAATGTACCTTCAGCAGCTCCATATTTACCTTGCAAGACATAGTTAACCAGTTCTTCGCATACCATTCTAATACCTTGCTTAGCTACTGGGCCCCCACCATTGTTAACTTGATGGACGTATTGAGGATACGTAACGTAATCTAATAAAGCTATATCTTCAGAATATACAGAATTAGTATGGGTTAAAAGCATCGTCTGCTGTATTCTACTGCTTCTTTATACGTATAAGTGTGCGTCGCATGCTTCATTACAAAGTCTTTTAAATCTCGGCCTGTATTTTTTCCGGACGTCATATAATCATTAACCGTGTCCTCAGGAATTCCAAATAACTCAGATATCCAAATAAAGAAAACAACAGCACTTAAACTATCTAATTTTTCAATAGTAATCTTTTCGTCCATAGATTCAATAGGTACAAATTCCTCACCCATAGGAGCATCTAATTTAAACAAATGATTTATAATGCATAGAAACTGTTCATCTGTAAAATCAAATGATGGAGTATTAAAATCTGATTCTTTGAAAGTTTCACTCATAAATATTTCCTATGTAATTAAAGCTAATATAATCGGTATAATAATAACTTAAATGTAAGGAAAAAGAAAGTATATGAAAAATTTATACAAAGGGTCAGAATGGAAAGATACAAACCCCAAAGAAACAATCGGAACTAAAAAACCCAGATTCTATTCAGGTCTACCAGCTAATGTAACTAAAGAAGTTAGTATTGGAGTTATGGAAGGGGCTATGAAATATGGTCGTCATAACTATCGTATAGCAGGCGTTCGTGCTAGCACATATATCGATGCTACTATAGGGCATCTACTTGATTATTGGGAAGGCCAGGATATTGATCCAGACAGTGATCTTCATCATATTACTAAAGCTATAGCATCCTTATATGTTTTACGTGATGCTCAGATGAGGAATATGTGTGAAGATGACCGTCCACCTAAGTCAGATGTTGAAGGAGATACGGCTCGATTACAAATCATTGTTAATAAACTATTTAAGGAGTATCCTAATCCTGCACAAGCTTATACAGCAGGAGATATAAAACTACATAGAAAGGAAGAGTGATAATGACTCAAGAAGTCAGGGTTTATGATAAATGGGGAAATCTAAAAGAAGTTATTAGTGATAAACGAGCAAGAGAGATTTCAGAAGCAAACTATATGAATATTGGGTTCCCAACACACAATTTCCCAGCTGCTATAGAAAAAAAGTGCTCAATATGTGATGCTATGTTTATGACCAAGAAAAAACGTCAGGTTAATTGTAATAGCACAGAATGTATGGAGAAAAAGAGAGAAATACTTAGAAAGACAAAACAAGACAAGAGAGCAGAAGAAAAAAAATTAAAAATAGTAAACCTTTAACAAGAGGCATAATAATATGGGGAACCTGACAAAAAATTTTAATGTAGAAGAGTATGCTTGTAAATGTGGATGTGGAAGATCTGACATTAAAGCTGAACTTGCTCGTAAAGTACAAGAGGTTAGAGATATTTTAGGAAAATCAATTAGGATCAATTCGGGGATTAGATGTATGCGCCATAATGGTAATATAGGAGCCTCCGAAACCAGCAGTCATGTAGATGGCTGGGCGGCAGATTTACAAACTAAAGGCTCTGCAGCTAGGTATGAAATGTTAGCAGCTGTTTTACCAATATTTGATAGAGTTGGGATTGCTAAGAACTTTATCCACGTAGATGTAGATTCTACTAAGACTGCTGGAGTAGTCTGGACTTACGATAAGAAAATTTATAGCGGCGTATGAACTACTTAACTAAAGATACAGCAGATTTTTTAAACGAGATACCATGGTTTGACGGTATTATTTATACATTACTATTAATGGGCCTATATGTATTCTATAAGTGGGTAAATAGTAGATTTTAATGTATTCTTGACATTGCTACAACGTATAAAATACCTAAACCAAGTGCAACAACTATCACTCCACCGGATATCCAAAGAAATATTTTCATTTCTTCTTTTTCTTTTTCTTTTTACGTAAAGCTGCTGCTCTAAGGCGAGCTTTTATTCTCTTACGTTGAGCTGGAGTATGATCATGATAAGCCATATTATGATTTCCTTATTCTAATTTAATAGTAGGGTGACCCCTCCCTATCCCCATAGTTTAGGGCCACCCCAAACAATTTTAATATCTTATTGGCGGTCTAGGTTTCGATCTCGGTTTCTTTTTATAATAAACCATTATGCTTTCCCTTTCTTTTTAAATCCCCCAAGGGTCTGTGCTAATCTAGCACGTTGACCTGTTTTGCCCTTCTTCTTTGCTGCAGCATCTAATTTCTTTTTAGAGATATTTTGATCTTTTGGTGTACCAAGAGTCTCTCTTAAAGATCCTTTATTTTTATTTTTAATAGCGTCCTTAATCCAATTTATCTTAGCCATAGTATTTCCTGGTTGCCATCAAGGTTAGTCTCCTATTAGCCTATCTACCTTATCTGTTAACTTATCAGCTATGCTTTTATGTTCTTTACATACTTCTTTGTATATATCATTATTTCTGCTTACTACAGCTAGATCCCGAGCTACACCCTCAGGAGGATCATTATCCATAAACCATTTCTTGGTCTCATCGTTTAATTTAACTTCGTCATACCATAAACATTCTTTGGAATAATAATCATTAGCATCATAGAATCCTATTGCAAAGTTAGCTGCAGGAGCTATTAATTGCGGAAGGATACTACATCCCGTCAAGAACGTCAGGCATACCAACACGCTCCCTAACCTTAGCTTTAGCTTTATCAATTTCTTCCTCCACTTCTGCTCTAGCTGCCATCCCTTTAGGATGGTTAATATTATTAAATACATTACCAGCTAACCAATTAAAAATAGGCCACAGTGTTCCTAATACGGGGATTTTCTGTACAAATCTATCAGGCAAAGCACCAGTAACTGCTGTAAATATAAGAAC